GGAAGCCATTCGGAAGGATGACTGGGACGGGAAGGTTTGCCAGCAGTGCGGTCACGTCCGCAGAGGTCGGTACCGCACTTGCCATAGTCCTACTTCTTAACCAGCGATTCCAATACCTGAACTCGCTTCGTCAGCTTCTCAATCAGGGACAAAGCACCCTCAAGAGCTGCGTCATAGATCATGTTGCCGGTGCGAACATTCTCCGGTCGCTGCTCGGATGGGAACTTGTCCTGTGACCCGATTTCCTTATGCTTCTCACGAAGCAGGGCGAGTTTCGCATCGTCCGCGAGTTCCTGCTTTCCGCCTTCCCACAGGATGCGGTGCTTCCCTTCCATCCGGCCGGTAACTTTGAAATTGTTGACTTCTGCCATTATGAGCCTCCTTGTTTGACCTTGGCAGGCTTGGTAATGGCGACTTCTCCGACGCCGGGCACGACCACGTTTTGTATTACCGTTGGCGGTACGCCTTCCAGTTTTTGGCCGAGAACCACGCTCCTGGGCTCGTCAGCGAGTTCGGCTTCGCGCCTGCTCGGTTCCGTGTCCACCTTATGGCTTGACCGGCCTAGCTGAAGATCGTCGGGATCGCGGGGAACAATCGTAAGCGCAGCCGCCTTGAATCGTTCGACTTCCGCGTCGGTGAGTTCGAGGGTAACCCCAACAGGATCGCCGTCTTCGAGGACTTCGCACAGGTGTTTGCCGTTGTCCTTGCCGTTGAATTTGAGTGTTTGCATAGATGGGTATTCCTCCCGTGAAGGACGCGGGCCGATTAGGCCCGCGCTAAGTTGACGAATCAGCCTTAAACGAGGCTGAGAACCGGATTGCTCACGATGTAGAGCCCGGTCGGACACACGACGCCCGGCGTGACAACCGACAGGAACGTTGCCGCCCCGTTGTTGGCGTTGCCCTCAGAGAACCAAGGTGCCGAGTGAGAGTGGTAGAGCAACGCCGTCACCGCAAGAATCACGATATTCGCCGTCGCCCGAACCAATTCGGCCCGGACGAACGGCACCTGGGGACGGTAAATGTCCAGCACCATCACGGTGTCTGAGTCACCCGTGCCGCATGTCGCGTTCGCAATCGTCCCGTTCGGGAAGGCAGTTGTGGGATTCTGAGGGTCAAGCATGACCCCGATGGTCCCGGAACTGTACGTTCCGGACGTCTGTGTGCCTTTGGCGCGAAGCGTGCCGACACCAGTTGACGTAACCGCTCCCAGGTTCAGCAGGAACAGAACGGAATCGAACTGACCCTGAAGCGGAACCTCGGTAAAGGTCTGCGTATCACCCGTACCCGCTACGACACCGTTCGAGATTTGCCGGAACTCGGCGGCGTTTCCAATGTTTCGAAAGATCATGGTTTGATTACTCCTTGTTTTCCGTTAACGCCGATTAGCTGCAAATCGCGACGTGACAGGCGCGGTTCTGGACGATTCCACCGCCGACGCGACATCGGAAGAACCAGCCAACCTGGTTCGTCGCAAGCATCGACCGGTCCTGGTCGCCGTACGGGAACACGGACAGCCCGACGCGCTGAGCGAGAACGTAAGCCTTCTTGAAGTCTCCGAAGACCGCACACGCGGCACCTGCTGCGACGTTGGGCACGAACGCCGAATAGCACACATCGTAACCCATGTGCCGGTCTACGCGCTCCTGGGTCATGCTTCCCGGGCCGTTGTATCGGTCCAGGCCATAAATGTACTGGCCGCTCGCGTCCTGGATTGTCGCGAAGTTGGCGAAGTTGGCTGAAGACGTCAGAAGTGCAACGCTTCGCCGATCCTCGCGATATTGCGGAGGCAGAAGGAGCGTCAGGTTTGAGAGACCATTGGCCGAAGGGACAACGCCGATGTTCTGTGTCGGAAGACCGGGGAAGTTCCCGCCCGCGTTGGTCAAAAGACCGTATGGCTGGTTGTTTCCTGTTCCTGAAACGACGTAGTTGTCAAGACCCAGCCGATAGGCTTCGCCCGCCAACTCCTGAACAAGGGCACCGACCGGGATGGCCGAATCCTCAAGCAAGTTGCGATTGATTTGGATCGGGAAGTTACCCGTCCAAATCGGGATCTCAACGTCGCCGAACGTCGGGTCGAGTTCAGGGGCAGACGACTGATCGTAGCTGAACGTCAATCGAACCGGCGACGTGTAGATATCCGCCGTGTTCGGATCGTACTGGTTTCGAGGCCAGATAACCCGGTCACGGGCGCAAGGCACCGTGCGAAGACGAGTGAGAATCTCGGTCGGGTACGGGTCCCGGCTGATGAGTTCAGCCATGTACTCGGGCGGCGCCAAAAATCCGCCGTCCCCGTCAATACCGGAGATGAGCGTCTTGGCGTCCATCGAATCGCCCTTGCCCCGAATGACGACCGCCGTGAACGCGTTCTTGTAGTTGTCCTCAGAGATGGCTTGGAACTGCTTAACCGATAGTCCCCATCCTTCCGAATCGACCGGCAATCCGCTCTTGGCGTTTACGAGTTCGGTGCCCGCCCGCTCGTTGTCCCAGAAAATGGAAGCGTTGGCACGGTTGCGCGCGCTCTTGCCCCGAAGATCGCGGGGACTGATCTCCTCGCCACCGTAACCGGTTTGCCGACCCTCGCGAGACGTGATGCTTTGCACGCGTCCGCCGCCGTCGAATCCTTCCGCCGCGAGCAGCCGGTCTTCTGCCGCCTTGTAGCGCTTGACCGCTGCCTCCGCTGCGTCGAGTTCTGCCGGCAAATCTTCCAACGACTTGAGTTCCCTGGGTGTTAGGCTTTCCTTCTCCGTGAGGTCCGCAAGTTTGTCCTTCAGTGCGCGGTGCTGCTCAATTGCTGATTTGAGTCCTTGTGTCATGGTGTTTTTCCTACTTGATCTGCCTTTCGAACGCCTCAGCCTCGGCAAGTCGAGCCTTAGCGGCATCTTGCGGAGAAGTGAATCCGATCAGCTTTTTAAGAGAAGCAACCAGCCCGGTCAGGGCCGTTACCGTCTCTTCGATGTGGCCGGTGGCCTTTACGCCAAGCTTGTCGCCACTCTTTTCGCGTGTGCCCTTCAGATCGGCAAATCGATCAGTTAGAGATTTCGCGTTCTTGATGCAAGCGTTGACACTGCCAAGGAGCGCATCCGCTTCGTCGGCGAGCTTCATGGAACCACGGTCCGTGAAGTCACCGGAAAATGTTTTGATCGGGAGCCAAGGGGAACCGATAGCGTCAAGCTTTCGGTCTCTGATTCCGCCATCCATGTCGTCAATGAACGAGACGATATGCCCATCGAAGGACTTTTTCATCTCGCCGTGCTCTTTTTTGGAGACGTGACCACGAGTAAGCATGTGATCGGCTCCCGCGTTGAAGGCGCGTGTTAGACCGGCGTGGTAGGCGTCCCCGATGGTCTTCATCATGTCGCCCGACTTGTAATAAGCCTCTTCCCGGTCCCAATTGTCGATCGGGCGGTGCGCGACATCTCCGAGGGACGTGTGGAAGTTCTGCATCGAGTCGGCAAACTGACCATGCAGTGCTCCGTACTCGTTGAGTCCGATCGCCCCCTTATTCATCAGCGCCGCCGTGATACCGGCGTGGCAGTTCGCCATTTTCGCGCACATGGTGTGCCCGACTTTGGCTTGAGGATCGTACTCGAATGGCTCGGTTTCATCCGCCTCAAGTTCAGCAGAAGCATCCTGCTCGGGGAGCATCTCCTTCAAGGAGACTCCCTTGTACGACTTGAGCGGTTGAATGTGATTATCAGGATCGCAAGGAGTAGGTGTCAGGCTCGCGTCAAGGCCAAGCGGCCACTTCTTGATCCACTCGACCGTGCCGGTCTTGGATTTGACGTCTTGGACTTCCACGAGATGCGAAGCGGTTCCGCTTGACCAGCCGAATGGAAGGCTCTTCTTTGCGCATTCATCGCGCAACTTTGCAACCATCCGTGCATACCGGTTCGCCTTGTCGAGTTGACCGTCTATCCAAACCCCGGACGAATCAATCTTGAGGGTGCCCGTCCCGATTTGAACGCGCTTGATCTCCCCGTTGATCCCGTGATCGTAATAGATCGGGCTTTTCGTGTGGTCGCCAAAATTCGTCTTGGCGTTGAAAAACTGCTTGGACAAATCTGGATCGTCGGCACTTGTGAAGCGCACGAGGTAACCCTTCACCGTCCACGGATCGCCGGCCGATTTCAGGCATGGACCGCCCCACGCAAGCCAATGATCACTTTTGGCGTGACCGTCTCCCGAAGTCTGCGCAACTCCGTTTCGTCGCTCTGCTAGTGTCGGCATCTTGCTTAACCGCGTGCTTTGTCGAACGCCATGAGCGCCGCCATGTCGTTCTCGGACCTCTTGAGATAGCGAAGGAATCGGGTCATCTTCTTGAGATCGTCGCGCAGACCCTTCATGCGCTTGTCGGGGTATTCGGCAACGTCCATAGCGCCCTCGTCCGAAGCCATCTTGGCTACGCCCTGCCAGCCCATTTGCGCCTCTTCCATCGCGTCCCGAACCTGCTCGAAGCAGTCGTAAAGGCTCTTTGCGTTGCAGGCGACAGCGGGACACGCTGGGACTTCAGTCGCCATGTCGAAATAATCGTGCATGGTCTTGAGGCCGTCGTTAACCTCGTCCAACAGCTCCATCTGCCAGTCGTCAAGCCACTGGTTTGTACCGAACCAGCCTTCACCTTTGGCCCAGATGCGCAGGGCAAATGCCAGATTGTGCGCGGTGTACAGGATCTCCATTTGATCCTTGAATTTCTCTGTGAGTGCTCGGCTATGGTTCATGATGGTTTTGTTTGTCACGAAAAAGGCCGCTAGACTGGAAGCGTCTGCGGCCTGGTGCGGGGCGGGATGAAAAGTTGAGTTAGTCCCGAGAGCGACCTAGAATCGCTTCCTCGTATTCGCGCGGGACAAGGAATCCGGTGCCCTCATCGAACGACCTCTCTCGAAGGTACCGGTCGAATGTTGACTTGTAAGACCGCCCATTGATGCGCTTCCATTGGCCTTCGAATTCGACTTCAATTCGAACAGGAGTGCTTTTGCTCGGTGCGGCATCCACCTTCCCGAACAGCAGCGCCATAACCGATCCGAGTCCGACCCTCCCGGCGAGTTCGAGTAAGGCGCGTCGTGTCACTTCCCACCCTCCTTCGCCAGTAGATCGGCCATCGCTTCGGATTCGGTATATCCCATCCCAACCATCCGATCGAATTCGGAAGTATAGGTGTATGACGGCACAACCGAAATGGCCCCCGTAACATCGCGTCGAAAAGCAAAGAACTTAGCCCGCGGCTCATCGCTTCTGGAAGTCTTCGGGTCGGGTTCCCGAACCTCGACCCGCGCCACGCACCACAACTTATCGAGCCCCTCTTCCAGCGCCGCGAGCGACACCGTTCCGTACCGGTCAGGCTCGGGGCACGCTTTGAGTTGAGCCGTGGCGCGGGAGATGAGTTGGTAGGCTTCACGTAGGATGTCGGCATTCACCGAAATGACGGTCACGTCGGGCATCTGTTCGCTGACCGGGATCAGTTCTTGGCTTACCTTGGGTGCCCTGAAGGCGACTGAAACGACGTCAGGGATCGGTGCATCTAGCGGCACACCGAAGTGATTCGCCAAATCCTTCGCAATCGCCTGAAAGACGAATCCGGCAAATCGGGAATAGGTATCGAAATGGTAGATAGCATCCGATCGGTCCATGCTCTGACCAAGTGAGCATCCGAAACCGCCGTTTACAGACTGGAAGCCCCAAAGAAGGATGTTCCCATCGGGTGACGTATATGGCGACCACGAGCCAAACCGCCAGTACCTTGTCTTCGAGTCAGGCATACTGTCAGAAGCCATCATGCTGCCACCAACTGGTAAGGTTGCGCATAGACGACCTGTTTCTGATCGGTGAGCAGTACCGCGATTCCGCAGAATTCGCTAGGCTTTCCGGTAGGCTTCCCGTCTTGGAAGTGCTCGGTCCAAACCTCTTCGATGGTTGTAGCGGCTTGCGGGCTGTATCCGTGGCGCGTGACGATGACCTTTTCGGCCTTGAGTTGTTTTGTCATTGGATTTGTCCTTGACACCTTCAGCCCACCAATGACGAGAGGCATCCAGCGTCAAGGAAAGTCTAGCATCCAGCATCAAGGAAAGCCTAGCATCAAGCGAAGAATACCGTCAGCGCCGGTTGTGAGGCGGCACCGCCAATCGTGATACCGTTAACCGCCGGAGAGTTGAAGGTGAGAACCGTCCCAACTGGGGTCGATGCCGGAACAATGCCGATGATCGTTCCGGAGCCGGCCGACGCGTTATCATAAATGTTGAGTTGCGCAGTTCCGAGTGTGGTCACGATCACTTTCTGAAGGAAACCTGCGCTTGCCTTGATGACCGTCGCCGATCCCGATTGCGGAGCGGCCACCGACTGCACCCACTGCTGAGTGCCTTGCTGCGATGATGGGTAAAGCGTACCGCTCGCACTGGACTCCCAAATGGCAACGAATGCCGAGCCGGTTACCGCGCCCTCGGCGTTAATTCGAATACCCTGAAGCCCCGAAACGTTGATCTGGAAGATCCCCTGCGCAGCCGATGCGATGGTGGACGACGTTGCCCCGGTCGAAGTATTCGTGACAGCCGTACCACTCAAGGTGAACCAGTTCACCCCATCAACCGTGCCGCGCGGGGTTAACGCTCCCGTGTACGTCCCAAAGACGCTCACTGTGACGGTTTGGGCACCCGGGTCAAGGGTCGTGCCGTTCTGGGTTGAAAGTTGGGCTTGCTGGATGGGCGGGATCTGCACGCAGGAATTGTTGGTCACCGTGTTGGTCGTCGGACTTGCATTCTGCGCGGAAATCGTGCCCGCCGCTGTGTTTGGAGTAATAGGCATGGTTTATCTGTTCCTGAGTGTTTATTTAGTTGAAAACTTCGATATGGCCATTCTTGGAGGAGCTGGGATTCATCTTGGATTCTGGTTCCGGGGCGGTTTTGGGCTGAGAATCGCGAACGACGTCGCCGCCCTTGGTCTTGGGCCTTCCGACCATCGCCCGCCCTTCGTTGACCGAAATCACCGGACCGCCCGCCGCTTCCATGACCTGCCGCATTATCAAATCTTGCAGGTAGGGCAGTTGAGATTCGTCGTAAACTACGATCTCACCGGGTTCGCCCAACTCTGGAATCAAATCCTCTGAGATTTGCGCCGCTCTGTATCGCATGGCAGGCAGAACGCCTTGCAGGATCGTGATGTCAACCGCCCCTTGAATCGAGGCCCGGTTGTTGGACTTCTCTAGCCCGGTTCCAAGCCCCAATACGACCGGTTGGAATTTGAAGCACGAGCAGATTCGGGCCTCGCTCATGTACCGGACCTCGGTACAAAGCATCGCTTTCGGGTCAAACCCAAGCTGCTGAATGTCGACCGGCTCTTGCCAGATCATCGGAGCGCCTTTGTTGTCGCCCGAAACCTTGTCCATAATGGACGCCTTCAGGCTTTGCTGCTGCGAAGCCGTGAAAATCGGTTGAGGCATTCCGTCTTTTGCTTGGACCGGGGCCACGGAAATGGAGGACATGCCCGAATTCCTGAGGAGCGCCGCCTCATGCCTTGCGCTGAGTTTGTCGGCCACCAAATCAGCCAAACACGCCTCTATGGGGCTCATCCCAAGGACCGGCCAGCGCGGGTACGGCGTTCTCCAACGAATCTGCATCACATCGATCGGTGGGACGCGCAGGTATCCGACCGGGGATGTGATCCGATATTCCGAGATGAAATCTCCGCTGCCTGGGATCGTGTACGGCCAGCACTGAGAATCGGGAATGACCTCTAAGGCCACCATCTCATTTGTGTTCGCATTCCGATGCTTATAACAGTAGGAGTTTCCCCGCGCCCCTTCGAGGAAGCCAGAAACCGAGGTGATGAGTGAACCGTCGTACCACGGGTTTGGTCGCGCAAGAAATAGTTCGAGCGGATGGTTCGGGATAATCTTCGGTCTGCCGTTTTCCAGCCGGGCCACTTTCAGCGGGACCGAATTCAGGCAGGCGCAAAGGAAATCAAGGCAGGAATAGACAATCGAATTGTCGTATCTGAGCCCCGCCTCCTGGTTGTAATCGACGCCATCCTGCTGTGATCCATACCCTTGGCCGTTCCAACCGTAAGCCCCGCCGTAGGACGCACCCGTGAGGGATCGCAGTTGTATCGCCCTTCCACGCCGAGCGGGCGCAAGAAACGCGTCTTTGAATCCCATTTACTTGGCCTCTTCGATCTCTTGCTGTGTGGGTTCAGTCGCGGCGATAAGGTGGAGTCGGAGAAAATAGAACCCCGCGTAGACGATCCCTGCGACAATCGAGGTGAACAGCAGTCCGATGGACCCCATGAAAATGTAATCGAAGAGCAGTCCGGGGGTCATTTGTGCTGGACGCTATGAAGGCACGATAACAATTCGCATTCTACACGATTTGAGGCGCCTGTCAAGCGGAATCTAAGCGCGCCGGGTTAATCGCGTCTGATGACCTTGGTGTCTCTGGTCAATCGCAGGCATTTCAACCGGCTTCCGCTTGGGCTTAGGCTCTGGCTGTTGCAAAGGCGGGAACAGCGCCAAATCCGTCTCGAACCGCTCAATTTCGAACGGCTCTTCGATCAATCTGGCCGAAAGGGACTCGATAAACCCGTTTAGGACCGCTTGCGGGATGCTTTTTGGCGGTAACCCGAGCGCAAATCCCCAGCCCCTGCGAAACAGAGCAGATGGGAGCGCTTCTCCAGGGCCGCGAACGATGTAAGCCTCGATCGGCCTCATTTTCACGTACAGCCATGACAGAATCGGCTTTGCCTGCGAGAATCCGCACGTGGATTCCACGTAATCTGCCGCCTGCTCAGCTTCATCGGTCCCGACTTCGCCTCCGGTCGTTTTATTTGGGCCGGCCGATGTCATCCGGCCGTTTTGGCGGGCTCCCCACTCGATCAAAAGCTTCTCCGGCGTCCATTTTTCACGTTCGACTCGGGCAATTGTCCACCGAATGTATTGCCTCGCCGCCCAACATCCGAAGTAAATACTCAAAAACTGGCACGGAGCGAGCGAATTTCGGAGTTTTGGACGGGACACGAGTTGAATCATAGCATTCCAGCGTGTTCGCGTTGAACCGGTTGGGGTGGACGCAGTTTTGTGATGATGTATCTAAGTGCCGCGAGCAGATGAAAAGTAGAGTCGTCAAAGTCGTCCGTGACCGCTCCGGTTTTCGAGTCAACCTTCCGGGTGAAACGGTCAATCATATCCAAGGTCTTTTTGCATCCCTCGAAGATGTCCAATTCTCCTGATCCGAAAGCATTGTTCACGCAGGCGTATTGGAGCTTGGGGTCCGCGTGCGCTCGAAGCGGTTCGGACATCGGTATACCCATCGTGCGGCAGGATTGGCGCCAACCCTGCTCGCCTGTCCTATTGCCGCCCGCGCCATCTGTAAGCCGATATTTGGCGTGGGTCTTAATATCGGCTTCGAGTTGAGCCCAGTCGCGCGAGAATCCTGGCCAATCCTCGTCGTACATCGTGAGGTGACCCGATTCGATGTGCTCGGCGATGAAAACCTCTGCAAAGTTGTGAGGCCCAAAGTCGCCGCCTAGATAGAACCGGTACTCAGTGGGATTAAGAAACCGAGCACTTACGACGTTTCGTGTCGCATCGAACTTGTTGAGCATGAGGTTAGGAGGCTTGGCGTTCCAGTCGCCCAAAAGCAAGCGCCGCATTTCTACATCGTCTTGGACCTGCAAACTCGCGATGTAGCCGGGGTTCGCTTTGAGCAAATCCCTGTTGTCATAGACTGTCGCCCGAATGAAGGTGATCGACTTGACCGAGGAGAAGCATTGTTCGCAACCCTCCTGAAAGCACCCCTCTCCGTTGGGACCTTTAGTGCAAGGCCCCAAGTCTTCGGGTTTCTCTACCCAAACGATTTGGTCATGCTCACGCTTGAAATAGCGTATCTCACCGCTTTTTGCCGGGTTTGGAAACGTGTCATCTACCCAAGGTGCCAAGAGTCTTTTTACCCAGCCTGGATGCGGGTTTGTACTGCCCCTGATTCTCCTCCGGCGTCCGCATGAGGATCGGTTTCGAGAGATGAGGTACCAAAACTGCGATTCCAAAAACTCGGTCAGCTCGTCAAACTCAATGTCGCAAACCTCCAGACCCTTCCATGAGTATTTGCTTGCCTCATTTTCAAGTCCCGCAAACTGCAACGATGCGCCGCTCGGGAATGTCCAGTACCGCTCGGTCATGTTCGGCTTACCGCCGATCATGGGATAAAGCTCCATCGACTTGTCCCAGATGCCGCCCTCCTCCTTGATCTCCTTCATCGTCCGCCGGAAGATAACGGCGTTGAATCCGGCGCAATCGAAGTCCTGAGACGGTTCGAGGAGTTCCGCGACGGTTTTCCCCCCGCCGGCCGATCCACCGATAATCGCGATGTCGGCCTCAGATTCGACAAACATCCGCTGAGGTTCGGAGTTTGGGGGATAGAGTTGGGCAAGGAAAGGGGTGGATTTGGCTTTCAGTTTGGCGCGGTACCGCTCTTTCGCCTTATCGACCGATTCCGTTAACAGCACGATCTAAGATTACACCGAAGGTTTAGCTAGTGCGGTGAGTTTTGCCAGGTACGCCTTAACTGTGGCATCGTAAACGTCTTCGGGAACCCCTGCTTCGGCAAGCGCATCGCTTAATGCTTCTAACCGCTGATTGTCCTCGGCGGAGATCGTAATTACCGCCCTATCCACTAGCAGACCGAAATGCTTCGCGAGCGCCAGACGTGCGGATTCCTGGGAGTTGGTCTTGATCTTCACGCCGTCTTTCGTGATTTCGAGTCCAGCGTATAGGGCCAGAGCACCGGGCGAAAGCGTCCTGGTGTCCCGAACAAACGGACGCCCGACACCCTCGCCGAAACACTCCGCGCATTCTGGGTTCGGCTCCCTATTCGGGTTCCACCCGATTCCGCCCCGAAGATCAAACTCACCCATCTTTGCCGCCTTCTCAGCTTCTTTCGGATCTCCTGAGTCGAGGAGTCGATTAAGTTCGGTCTCGAATGTCTCTCGCTCTCTCTCGATTTCCCCTGCTGTCCGCTGGTAGCGATTGCCTTCGCCCCAGCAATATCGACACGCCCCAATGCGCCACCCAGTCAAATCATTCGGGTTCGCGAGCGCCTGACCCTTGAGTACACGCTTGATGTCGTCGGCGGTGATTTCGGCTCGCTGCATACTGCGCGCCTGCGCGTCTTGAATCAATGATTTGACATTATCTTTTGTTAGCAGGCGAGACGCTTGCATTGCCGCCGTCTTTGGACTGTAGCCGGCTCGTATCGCTGCCTGTAAGCCGTTAAGGTCCTTGATATACTCGGCGACGAATCGCGCCTGCTTTGAGGCTGCCATCGAGCCTATTGTACAGCAGCCTGAGAGGTTGGCCTATGGCAGTGCAACATCAAAGCTGGCCATCCCGCACCCAGCACCACAAAAACAAGGTGCCACCCATTTGCAAGATGCTCAGTTGAGAGCGCTAGGAAAATCGGATCGGCGGCACTGAGGATGATTCCGACTGTTGCGGCGGAGATGTATTTCAGGGCTCTCATGGGATGATTATAGCCAGAAACGACAAATCCCGCTCGGTTGATTGAGCGGGATTTCGCCTCGGGCCTTGGGGTTTCAGATCGAAAGGGTTCGGACTTGGATTTCGGCGAGTCGCTTTCGGTCGGCTGCGTTGATCGCGGATTTCGGCTTGGCGGCGATTTCGTAAGGCACGCTGTTTTGGCAGAGTCGGTGGAGCTGGTTGAAAATCGGCTCAAAGTTTTCGAAGTCGAGATTCGCGGCAGTGAGGACTCGCTGGCCGATTGTTGAGTCCCCGACGAATTTGAAATCTCCGAATTCGGCTGCGACATCTTCGCCCTTTGCATTTCGTGTTTCTCCTGGGCTCTCTCGCCCTTACGGTATTTATTGTAGCAGGATTTTTCGTAAAAGCAACGCATGAATGCGTTTTTTTGATATATAATAAGTCATCGCCACGGGGGCGAACGGAGAAAATGAGATGGAAACCACATACGTAGTTTTGAGGGATGGAGTCAAGAAATTGATGATAAACGGCTCGGTAGAGTCCGATGGAACCTTCCGCGGCCGGAATGGTGAAGTCGTTATCGACAGCAAACTAGCCGGAGCGATGGATGCTTCGGTACAGGCCAACCTACAGGCTCGGCGCTACAGCGAAATTCCTCGTGATCTTTGCGGCAAGGTAGGTACA